GTCATATGAAAACTTCTTCTTGTGTTGGTATTGATCCATATCATGGAGGATGGCATCGTTTGTATATCAAATTATCTAAATTAAATCCTAACAAGTGTTTTGAAGGGGATTATTCAGATTATGATAGTAGTCTTGGAGTATATTTGATGATGATGGTTTGCCGTTTTCGTTTTGAGTGTTTGCCTTTGAGTGAGCGAACACATGACAATTGGACACGTATGTGTAATTTATATCGTAATATTATATGGTCTGTTATGGTTGTTCAAGATGGTCAAATGTGGATAAAACCTGGTGGAAATCCTTCTGGAAGTGCAAATACTGTTGTTGATAATACTTTGATAAATTATTTTATGATGGCTTATTGTTGGGCTAAAACAGCACCTATTGATATGCATACGTATCGTGATTTTGATCGTAATGTTGTACTTGCACTTTATGGAGATGATAATACTGGTAGTGTTTCTGATCTAGCAAGCTCTTTTTATACACCTTCTAATTTAACTAGGTTTATTAAGGAAATGGGTTTGACTATAAATTATGAAAGTCAAGAATTTCAAACTATTGATGAAGTGTGTTTTTTACAAGCTGATTTTGCAACTAGTATTTTAGGTATGCGAGTTTATCATCGTGAACCTAATAAATTATATGAAAGTATTAAGTGGTCTGAGTATAGAAATGACCCTGCAATGTCACTTACAAGAGCTGTTGGAATACGTAATGTTTCTTGGATGGATCTTGAGGCTCGAGAATATTTTGAGTCTTTAATTGATTGGCTTATTGAAGAATATGATGATTTGTTTAATGGTACTGAAGAATGGGAGAACGCTAAAGCCGGGTATAAATCCGATATCGAAATGCTCTCCTTTTATACTGGATTTGAATGTAAAGACCAAAAAGACGTTCAATCTAGTGAAAGTGATTTAGTAAGTATTAGCATGAAACCTCAGGGTAGAAAAAGAGGTGGAGTTAATAAAACAAATAAAAATAAAAATAAAAATAATAAAGTAAATAGGC